CCGAATCCCGTGATCGTGTCGTAGCCGCCAGCGGTTCCAGCCACACCCGTGGTGCCGGTTGCGCCGCCAGCGCCGCCTCCGCCGGTAGCAGGTGTATATCCGTCGATTTGATTGGTCGCGGCCTTGCCGCCTGCGAATCCTGCAGCTTGTCCAAGCGTGGCATTGTCTCCACCACGTCCACCGCCGCCGCCTTGAAATGCACTGCCGTGTTTTCCCTCAGAAAAGCCAACGTCTGATCCGCCGCCTTGACCAAATAGGAAGTCATAGCCCGTTGAAGCCGCCAAAACACCTGGGATGATCTCAATTCCTGATCCGCCGAGCTCGTCGTTTGGTCCACTACTCGGACCACCAGCATACAACAGCGATCCGAACGAAGATTGAGCAGAATTTGAGACGCTGCCATAGCTTTGGCTTGCACCGCAAGTGACTGAGACAGTGGAGGCAAGCGACGATGCCAAGAAAGTTTTGGATGCCGTCCTGCCTGCACTACCACCGTTTCCACTTCCACCTGTTGAACCAGCGGACCCTGCCTGTCCCGCACCGCACATCGTGACCTCGACCCACAGCGCGTTCGCGGGCTTGGTCCAAGTGCCTGACGCGGTGAAGTCCTGCGTATCGACGGTCATTGCGCCGCCGATGACCACGCCGCCGGCGGTCGTGCCGTCGCCGACATAGAGCTTCTTCGTGTCCGTGGTGTAGATCGGCTCGCCCTGCACGGGCGTGATCGTGGTGCGGTCTGCGTTGGTGCCTCGGCGGATTCTCAGCGGCATGTCAGTAGGTTCCGTAGTCGGTGGTGAACGTCACTGGGTTCGCGTAGGTCTGCTGGTCGTTCTGGTTCACGGGATCGTAGAACTGCCCGAAATCATCGAAGGTGATCCCGCCGTAATCATAATCTCCCTCGGGCGCGTCAAGCTCGCCGCCCTCGAAGATTAGATCCGAAGGCATTAGGAACGCGCCATAGTCATCGTCAGCGGTAAGCCCGCCTCCGCACTGGCCGTCGATGGCCTGCGTGTTGACGATCATGTAGATGCACGTTCCGTCCGACGCCCACCAAGGCAATGCCATCACGATGGTGTTGATCGGGATTGGCTTCGGAAGGAATCCCTGCGGGATGTTCGACTTGGCGACACCGTACGACACGTAATCAAACGTCGCCGAGTTGCTCATTTCCGATACCGACAGACCCGTATAGCTCGCCGCGTTGACGGAAAGGGCTGGGCTGTACGGCGACGTTCCACTCATGGTCGCCTCGCGCAGCCAGTACAGGTACCTGTAGTAGCTGCCGCTGATCAACGAGAAATTCGTCACCCGCATGAGCTTGTGCTGGACCGGATCAGGGGTGCGGAGATCGCGCCCAGACCTGTTTATGTCCAGCACCGACGCGCGAAGTTGCCGGTCCGATGATCTCATCCCCACCATCCGTCGATTGTTCTGAGCCGCCAGCTCGCATCAAGCGTGCCGTTGACCTTGAATATGTCATTGAAGTCGATTGCCGTCCGCGCTGGACGCACCCACTTCACCACTGACGGCGCTCCGCTTGCGTTGAGCTTTGGATAGCCCTTCTCGTCGGATTCGCAGACTTGCTCCAGATGAAAGAACGGATCGAAGAGGAACTCAAAAATGGTCTCGTAGAACGGGTAGCCGTTGCTTCCCTTCTGCGCCGTGATTCCCTCGCAGATCAACGTGCCCGCAACACAACCTGCAAATGATTGACTGTTGATCTTGTTGAGGTAGGTGCTGAATCCCGTGACGGCATACAGCATCGAGTCCACGCTTGCATCCAGCGTAAGGCGCACGCGCATGTGAACCTGATTCACCTGGATGGAGATCGGCTGCGTGCCGTTGCTTGCCGCGGTGCCGCCGATGTCGGCGCTCGCGTTGGTGTTGCTCGGCTGCACCGACCATCCGGTGCGGTAGATGTTCGTCGCGCGCGTGCGCGAGTTGTATTCGGTGGAGGACGGCAGCACGAAAGCCAGCGTCTCGCTGGCTAGGTCATCCATCCAAAGCGTCGACCAAGTGACCGTAAAGATGATCGCCTTCGATCCTGCCGCCGTGCGATAGGTCACGCTTTGGCAACCAAGATGCCGTTCCCAGGTCATTCCCGTGGGCACAGAATTTGGCGGAACGTATGGCGCGTTGATCGTCGGAATATGGCCCTCGGCCTGTATCGCGGCGATTTCCGTGTCGATGGTGATGAAACCGCCATCCAATTTACGGACGGTGATGGTCTGCGTGATCGTCCGGGGCTGTCCCAGTTCGCCGATCCGGACATCGACGCTGTTCATTGTCTTTGCGTAGGTAGGCATCAGATTGTGGCCATGTTGATCTTTTCGAGGATCACGCTGTTGCGGACCAGGAACTCTGCAATCCCACTGAGGGGAGCTTCGATGCCCGCCCAAGGCTCCGCTTGCTCTATGCGCTGCTGCTCGCGGATCGCGCGGTTGATGTCCTTTGCGCGCGACTCGCCTGCGGTCGCCAATTCAGCCTCCATGCCGGCGATTGGAAGGCTCTTTCCAGCAATGACCGCGCCACTGAAGGCAGCCACCTGGCTGCTGAACTCATCGAGAGAGCGCGCGATGTAGCCAACGGTCGATTCCTCGGCTCCAGTGGCGAATCCGCCAGTGAACGCCTGCGCCAAGCTAGGCGTCTTCGCGCGCTGAGCCTGCTGCTCCATGTCGGCAAACCGCTTAAGAAGCTCGGAATTCGCGGCAAACGTCTGCGTGCCCGTAGCATTGAACTGCTTCAGCGCGTCGCTTGCGCCCTTGGTTTCGTTCTCGAATATCTTGACCATCCGTGACGCCGCAAGGAACGGCGCAAGCCCTAGTCCGATCCCGATTGCGCCGGCACCGAACCCGCCGCCAAGACCGCCAAGACCTCCAAGAACGCCGCCGACCGGACCAGCGCCGAGCGCGCCAAGCCCTGGCATCATCGCCGTCCTGATCTTGCCGATGCGCGCCGCGCTGTCGGCGACGGTCTTCTCGACCTTCTTCATCGCCGGCTCGACCTGAGCCGTGTTGACCACTACAGGTATGTTCAGCGTCGGTAGTGCGCTCATGCGGTGCCTCGCCTTGCTTCAACGATTGCCCTGCCAACGGCCTTGTTCATAAGCCCACGGATCAGCTGCTTGCCGACCATGCCTGCCTTGAACAGGTAGTGCCGAGCATACTGGCTTTGGAAGGTGCCCTTGTATCCGCGGACGCCTCGACGCCATCCGCGGCCACCGCCGCCCGTCGAGCTCACCTGGCTGATCTTGCTAGCGCGTTCCTTGATGGTGCGGACGTGCGGCTTGCCGTTTCGATACACCGTAATCTGCTTCGTGAACGCCTCGCCCTTGGCGATGCGCATGTTCTTCATGCCGATCTCGCGGCGGGCGGTGTTGCCGCCCTTCCCGCGCGGGAAGGCGTGCCATCCGACCTCCATGAAGTGCGACTTCCAGCCGACGTATGGGCTGTACCTCCCGAGCCTTTGCTCGGGCTTCGTGTTCTTCACCTTCTCGGCGCGGACGCCGACCGCAGCCCAGACCGCCCGCTTGTATGTCTTGACCTTGTAGAAGAGCTGCTTCTTGGTTCGCTCTGCGTTCTTCCACGCGAACCCGCGCGCAGCCTTTCGGACCGCCTGCGCCCACGGGCGAAGCGCATCCTTCGCGATGCCCTTGCGGAGGTTCTTTGGGAAGCGCTGCAACACCGCCTCAAGCCTGCGGATGCTGTCCATGTCCATGGACGCGGTCATGTACCCCGCCCCGCGGGCGGTCGTTCTTCCCGGCGAGCGCGTCAAGCTTGCCGCGGATGCCTGTCCAGTCGGGAATCTCAAGCGCGCCATTGATCAGTACCACGGACATGGAGTCGAGATCGGTGCTCATCCATTTCAAGGCGCAGTCCAGCACCGTGCGCTGCGCCTTGGTCAGTCCCGGCCTTCCTCGTATAGAAGCTCGCATTGCTTGCCGATGAGCTGCACCATCCGCGCGTCGCACCCTGCGACCTCGTCTGCCGACGCGAACACAGGGCGACCGTCTTCGATCAGATGCCGCCATACCAGCCACAGGTACAGCCGCTCGGGCGCGCGCTTCGATTCCTCAAGCGCCTCGAGCAAGTCAAGCGCGCTGGGCCGCTTCAGCGTGACGGCTTGCCCGTCGATCTCGACGGTCTTCGGCTTCAGGGTAAGTGCGTCGCGGATGCTCATGCAATGGCCACAGGCGTTGCAGTTGGAGATGCGTCCGTGGTGTACTGGAACTGCACGTTGGCGCGCACGACACTCTGAGCTTGTGCGGTGATCTCATACGACGTCACGAATGCATTTCCCGTCACGGTGGTGCCGGATTCAAGGGTGATCACAAGCGATCCCGCCGCCGTGGCCGTGTTGATGTCCGTCAGCATCGTCCAGTGCGGCGCATCGCCTTCATCGAAGAACAGGTCAAGCGTGGCGGTCGCGCCTGAGACGCCTGCAATGTACTGCTGCGTCGGGGTTCCGATGGGGGTGATGTCGAGCGCAGCGCGCGAGATGCTGATCGATGCGGAACCGACCGCAGGCACCGCGGTGCCCTTCCAAGTTAGAGACGTAAGAGCTGCATTGATTGCCATTGGTTAGTCCCTGTAGTAGATGTCGATGGACGCCGTGACCTCGGCGGGTTCCTGTTCATCGCCCTCGCCGACCACCGCAGCCGACGTGGTGTGCCCGTTCCAGATGACCGCCTCGAACTCGGCGAGGTTGTACGTTCCTGCGCCGCACGCGATCTTGAGCGCCGGCAGAACGTCGAGCGCAGCTTTGGTTGTGGCGGCGATGACCGTGATCTCGACCGAAGCAAGCCACAGCTTTGCGCCGCCCGATATCGACTGCTGCACGACGTTGGTGAGTTCGTAGGTGATCGCGGGCAGTATGCCGTCCTGCAGCCTGTAGCCGTGGGAGATGCGCGCCGCCGGGATCGCGTTCGTGATCCCGGCGTAGGAGGTGATCATCGTCCGCACGTCTTGCTCGATGTTCACGCCAGGCATCAGTTCACCTCCGTGCACTGGATGACGGCGACGCGGTCGGCCTCGTCCAGGTTCTGGATGGCGTTGATCTTGAGCGAGCGCCCGCGGACGGTCAGGCGGCAGACCTCGGATAGGTTGATGTTCTCGACCGCCTGCCAGCGCGCGCGGATCTCGACGTTGCGGACCACGGCGACGCCGTCGGCGTAGCTTTGCTCCGCGGCGCTCTGCTCGCGCATGTCGCAGCGGAAGGTGCCGATGTCGCTCCACGTGGTCGTGCGCATACCGATGGCGTCGAGCGTGCTGCTCGGCTGCGATGCCGTCGCCGTCCATCGGAGAACGCCGCCAGAGATCATCGGATTCGGCTCCCAGTGCCGATGGCCGAGATGATGTACTCGACGGACATGGGCACCACGCTAAGCCCGATGGGCTGGAACGCCTCGGGATTGTTGTACCAGGCGCCGACCAGCGCGATGATCGCGTGGACGATCTCATTCGGCACGTACTCATACCCTGCGGTGTAGTTCACCGAGATGGCGGTGCCTTCGTAGGTCGCGGGCTGCTCGAGGAACCGGATGCGCACCATCGGTCCATCCGTTCGGTCGATCCAGTAATCGCCCGCCGGCATCGTGGTCAGGACATTTGACGCGTTGTAGTAGGTGACGCTGGTCAGACCGACGAACGGATGATCGGGCAGCAGGGTGTCGGTGAACTTCGCGAGGTACAGCGTCTTGTCCGTCGGCGCGAGGGTCACCTCGCACTTGCGCTCGATGAGCAAAGCCGCCGCCTCTCGGAGGCGGATCAGATCGACGTCATCATCGTCGTAGTCGATCTTGAGCGCTGACTTGATTGTGGAGAGCGGAATGCTCATGGAAACCCACTGGCCGCGTTTCCGCGGCAAGTGGGCAGGGAGTGGAGATGATCAGACGGTGATGCTGGCGAACGCTTCCGGCAGCATGACATGGCTGTCGAAGCGGGTGTACACATACAGGGTGGTGCGGTGGTTGCCCGCGCCGCTGTACGGGTCGATCATGCTGGTCACGCCAGTGCGGTCGAAGATCTCGAAGTAATCGAAGTTTCCGACCACGGCCACGACGGCGCCGTTGGTGGTGTCGGTCGCGGTGTTCATGTACTGGTTGATGTAATACGGAACGCCGTAGATTGCTCCAGGCGCGCCGCCGCTGAGGCTTGCGGCATCGGCTGGGCGCCAGAGGTATTCGCCGTTCGACCCTCCGGCCTTCAGCTTTCGGATGGTCTGCACCATCGAGTCGTGCAGCACCCACGCGAACTTCGGACCGCTGCGGTACTGCGGCGGAACGGAATGTACCGCGTTGATGATCGTGTCACCGGTGAGATCGTCAGCGGCGGCATTGCCCGCGCCACCAGCGCCAAGATTGACGGTCTGCGTGATCGCAGTGGTTTCGATTCCCTCGGGCTCGGAGCTGCCCGTGCCGATGGTCATGTACTCCTCTTGCTTGAGGCCGATGGAAAGACCGCACTTGTCCGCGACGTAGTTGAGTCCTCCGCCGATGCCGCCGGCACCGATGGCATCCTCGATGTACTCCTGAGTCATCGTCACCGCGGTGACGAGCTTGTATGGCACCACCGAGATCGCGGTAGCGAAGCTCGGGTCTGCGGCAGTGATCGCTCCGTTTTCAGAGACAAGAGCGGTGGTCGGAAGCGCGTTCTCAATCGGGATCGTGCGCTTTGAGTCAATGGTAGAGACGCGTCCGAGCTGGCGCATGATGCTGGCCTGACGGACGCGCTCGACGATGCGGCGCTCCATGTCGGTCGGGATGCCTGCGCCGCTGGTAGAGGTGGTGAGCGCACGCATCTCCATCGCGTCGCCCTTGACGAGCGCGGACAGCCAACGCCTAGCAAATTCATCATCGGCGGTCTTCGGCGTGCCCGACAGGCGGCTCTCAAGCGTGGGCTGCGACTCAAGCTTGGCAAGACGCGCCTCAAGCGCGCGGTTCTGCGCGATGAGCTCGGCGGACGTGAGGTCGGCGTCCATCTTCGCGAACTTCTCGCGCTCCTCGCCGCTGCCGCGGGTATCGACGGTCTGCGGCGCGCGGCCAGTGCGCGCCTCGTACGCCGCAAGGCTCTTGCGGTACTCGTGGGTGATCGACTGAAGCTCATTCAACTCGTCAGACATTTTCGGACATCCTTCTAAAGTGGAGTGCGAGCCGCAGATAGGCGGCTTCCGTGTATGCCGCGGAAACGCTCCGCAGGCTCGAACTGGTCTGTGGGTAGGCGGCGTCCTGGACGATGGACACCTCGACAAGCTGCGCGCGCTTGACAAGCCGCTGGCTGCGGTCCTTGTTCCAGCTGTCCTCGCTCACGTAGAAGCCGAACGACATCTCGCCGCTCAGGTCGCCGCGCTCAAGCAGCGCGCGCACGTCGTTGCCGAGCGTTGTCTCAGGCAACGTCGCCTCGAAGGCAAGCCCGTTGCGGTCGCTGCGGAGCTTGAGCGTGCCGGAGCGCGTGCGCGCCAGCGGCATCGAAGCGTCGTGGTTGTAGAAGAGCTTCACATCAGCGCCGCTCGAAAGCGTCTCGTTGAACGCTCCCGGCGCGATGCGCTCGGTGAACTTGCGCCCTTGCTCAACGATCTCGCGCGAGTCCTGCCCGTAGACGGCGGCGTATCCCGCGAGGGTGCGCCCGTCGATGCTTTGCTCGGCCGCGGTGAAATCGCGTCTAGAAATCATTGGGAGTACCCGCGCTTTCGCTTGTGTCATCGCCGATGTTGGTCGAACCGCCGCCAGCGCCGACGTTCAGCGCCAGCGTCGGCGTGTCGAGTCCAGGCAGCGGCGGCAAGTCAAGTTGTTCGCGCGCTTCGTTGCGCGTCATTACGCCAGCCTCGACGGCAGTGCGGAGCGCGGCCATCGTCTCGGCCATGCCTGGGCGCTGCAACTCGTCTACGTCAAAAATCACTTGGCTTCCTATTCCGCCAAGTTTCCATCGAATTTCCGCGATCCAGCATTCGAGCCATGCCCGCAAGCATCCATCGACGTACTGACGTCCGGTCCACTCCAGTGAACCGTACGCGTTTCCGCTGTTGGCCTCCCCGAGGTAAAGACCAGGGACGCCGTAGATGCGCGACACATCCGCTATGGAATACGACCGAGCTGCCTGCAATCCCGCATCGTCAAGCGTGGAACTGATCCGCTCGACGCGCATTCCCTCTGCGAGTACCAGCGGCCTGCCGGTGTTGGCCGTGCCAGCGTGCTTCGCCTCGTAGTCGGCCATGATGCGCTGGCGCGCCTCAAGCGAGAGCGGACCGGGATGGACTAGCGCGATCTTGGGATTGCCTGCGTTGCTGTACGCCTTCAGCGCCATGTCTTCTTGCGCGGCCATGAGCTGCAGCGAAGTGCGGCACAGGTTGATGGGCGACTCACCCCACAGCCCATTTGTGTTCGGTGCCTTCAGGTGAAACACCTGATCCCTGGTGAGGTCGCCGTACAGGCGCGTGCGATAGATCGGTTGCTGCTGGGTCAGGTCGAGCGAGACGCTGTCAGGCTCAAGCAGGATGAGCTCAAGCAGCTCGCCGCCGCGCGTGCGGTTGATCGCGGCGAAGGCGTTGCCGTACAACAGCACCTGCATCGTCATCGCGCGTCGGAACTCGAAGGCCGACATGTACGGGCTTGGCGACCGCATGAGCGAGTCCGCGCCCTGCGCCGAAACGTCGCACTCGATGCGCGCGATGTCGCCGGCGATCAGCGTGACCGCGCGATATACGGGCGTGTAGCGCAGCGCGTTCGACGGGCCGACGAATGGAATCGCGCCCGACGATTCCTGCAGGATCGTGGCGCTGTACGGACCGACAAATAGGCGGCGGAGGAAATCCCTTACCACGCGCGCATTGTTGCCGCTCCTAACACCTAACGCCCGTCCTAAATCTCGGATTCATAACAGGACGCGCGCTTGCCGCCCCAGCAATGGACCGCGATGATCCCAGCCACCAGCGGGTCGATGATGCAGTTATTCCGCGACTTGACGGGTCGGATATTCCCGTTCCGGTCCTGTTGCGCCGCGGCCTCGGCGCACGCGCGGCGCATGATCGGATCGTCTCCGATGATCAGTTTGCCGCCGGCCCAAAGGTTTTGCCACAGCTGGCATCCTGGTCCGAAGGTCGCGATGCCCATTCGGTAGGCGGTCATGGGGATGCCGTCGGCCTCGCAGACCTCGACTAGGTATTTGCTGCCCCACGCGTCGTAGCCGACAGCGCGTAGGTCGTATTCCTGCCGCAGCCGCTCAAGGGTGGCTCGAATGCTCTCGTAGTCGATCTCGCGCCCTGGCGTCAGCGTGATCCGCCGTTCCGCCGCCCACGTGCGCACGGGCATTCGGTAGTCAAGCTCGCGCTGCGGCACGTCCTGAGCCGGCCACCAGTAATGCCCTTTCAGCGCAACGCGACCATCCTCGAGGGGGATCGCCAGCACCAGCGCGGTCATGTCCATCGACTTCGATAGGTCGAGACCGATCCACGCTGGTCGGCCCTGCAGCTTCTCGAAGTTCGGCGTCTCCGCTCCCGGCCATAGCTGCATGTCAAGCCAGCCGCCTGTGTTCTCATCCATCCGGGCGCAGTGGTAGCGCAGGAACTCCCAGCGCCCCAGCGGGCTGCGCCTCATGGTGTTCCAACTGCGGCGCAGCGAAATACGGTCAGGCTGTCCGTACTCCATCGCTGGATTGGCCTTCGGCCACGCCGCCTCATCGTCGGGAGTGTCGGCGGGGTCGATGCCGTATAGCGCGGCGAACACCGAATCATCCTCGACCTCGTTCCGCAGGATGCTCTCGGCGTTGGCGACCATCTCGCCGTAGATGTTCTCGGGGTTCGCGCCGGGCGTCGTGATGATGAGGCCAAGCGATTCCTTGCGCTTGCTGCCCGTGGTCAGCAGCTTGGTGAGGAACCGTCCCTTGAACTCAGCCGCTTCGTCGGCGATCCAAAATGACGGGTTGAGACCGTCAAGGGCGCGCTCGAGCGCAGGCAGTCCCGTCATGAGGCAGTCACGTTCCTTGATCTCGATGCGGTCCCACAGCACGTCGACCTCGTCGCGTTCCTGCCGACGCATCATGGTGCGGGCTGTGTCGAGACAAATAGCGGCCTGTTCCTCGTTGTTTGCTATCACATGCACCCGGCGACCGTCGCCCAGCAGCAGATCCCATAGCGCCAGCCCAGCAGCGAGCGTGGTCTTGCCGTTGCCGCGGGCGACTTGAAGGATGGCCAGTTTAGTGCGCCGCCTGCCGTCCTCCCGGTAGCGCCAGCCCCACAGGTTGGCGATCACCCAGGTC